GGTTTCATTCTTTGTTATCCAAACATATAACACGATAACAGCAGACCATGAAGTATTAGCTAAACACGAAACGCGCATAAGTGTTTTGGAGGCAACTAAGCAACGTGAAAAGCAAACAAGCTATTCAACGTTTGACGCTATATTACCTGAGAGGATAAAAGTAAAAAAAGACTAAATATGTGGCAAGCTATACTCGCGGCTTTAAAAGTTTGGATAGGGATAAATAAGGTTGTTGAAAAAGCATTACCGTCCGAAAAAATACAGGAGGCGAAGTTTGAAGTAGCTAAGCCAACACTAACCGAAAAGCAGATTAAGAAGATAGCAGACGAGCGCAATAGATTAGCCGATGAAATGTTTGGTGACTTGGTAGGGCATCCCGAATTAAGCATAGCAGATAAAGTAAATTACGAAGCGACTAAGTTAGATGCAAAAGAAAAGTTACTTTTGATTGAAATATTAACGGATAGGCTTAACGCTTCACCAAAATATAACAGACTTAAAAACAAAAAATCAAAATTCAAATTATAAATAGAAACTAACTCAACACTTAGTTATCATTCAAAATTAAAAGTAAACTAAAATGAAAAAAGTATTCTTAATCTTCGCAGTATTGGCAACCGTATCTTCTTGCTCATTTGTAAAGGACGTTCAAAAGCATTGTAAAGTGGATGTGCGTTCGGGTAGTATCGAATCGGTTTCATTCGATGCCTGTTTGAAATGCGATTCACTTGCAAAAGTTGTTTGGACTAATATCCAAAAGCAAAAGGCTAAACAATAATGGCATCACGCTCACTTACTGATTTGAATGAAATCTTGGTAGACGCTTATAATAAAGCATGTGCCGAGTATTTGAGTTTATATCCGCAAAATTCACAACCGTTTATAACTTGCACGTATCGTTCAAACGATGAACAAAACGCGCTATATGCACAAGGTAGAACGGTTAAAGGCGCAAAGGTTACAAATGCGCAAGCGGGAAGTTCACCACACAATTATAAACCGTCTGCCGCGTTCGATATTGCCTTTATTAGTTTGAGTAAAAAGTTAGATTGGGGCAAAAATAATTTCAGGTTGTTTGCTGATATTATTGTAAAGATACAACCGTTGGTAGTTTGCGGAATTGATTTTAAAAGTTTGCCTGACGCGCCACATTTCGAGTTAAAGGATTGGAGAAAATACGTTAAGTAATGTCACATTTATATTCTTTATTTGTGACAGTTTAATAATGTAAAATGGCAACAAAGCAACCGGTAAAAGTTTACCAAAAAAAAGCGAAGAAGAAAGGGAAAGCGAAGAAGCGCAAAGGTAAGCGGGATAAGTAATTCAATGACTAAAACCATAAGAATGCGAAAGCAAACCGAGCAAACAAAAGTAGTATTAGAAGCACTTGAAAACTTCCCTAATACTTCTAAGAAATCATTGGGCGAACTTCTATACAAACAAAACAAGCTACTTTTTAAAGATGCCGAAGATGCACGTAGGGCGGTTAGGTATCACACAAGCGCAAACGGCAAATGCGCTCCAAAAGATTTAAGCAAACAAATAAAACATCAATCTCCACACAGCCGCGAAAATCCTTTTGGACTTCCACCAACAGAGGCGAAACCATTTGAGCCGTATATTCTACCAAAGGCATCAAATAACATACTTTTTCTTTCGGATATACATTTGCCTTACCACGATATTAACGCGCTCACATTAGCCTTAGAATACGGTAAACAAAAACAGGTTAATACAATCTACTTAAACGGGGATATACTGGACTGTTATAAAGCAAGTTTCCACGAACAAGACCCAAAAAATAGGGACATGGGTTATGAAATCGAACAAGGTAGGCAATTTATAGATTTGCTTAAAAGGGAGTTCCCGAAAGCTAAGATATTTTATAAGGAGGGCAACCACGAAATGAGATGGGAAAGGTTTTTAAGAGTTAAAGCCCCCGTATGTTTAGGCATGGAGGAATTTAGATTGACCGTTCTTTTAAAGTTAGGAGAAAAAGGTGTAACGTGGATAGCAAATAAGCAACTAACAATAGCCGGTAAACTAAATATGATTCACGGCAACGAATATAAAGGCGGTGGAGGTATAAATGTTTCACGAACCTTATGGCTTCGCGCAGGTGCGAATGTAATCGCAGGGGATAAGCATAAAACGCAAAGCGGATTAAAAACAAACATTGACAAATCAGTAACCGGCACATGGTCTGTTGGTTGTTTGTGTGAATTAAACCCTGACTATTTACCGTTTAACGAATGGAACTTAGGTTTTGCACATATCACTATTGATTCAACAGGCAACTTTACAGTTGATAATAAGCAAATAATAGGCGGTAAAATACACTAACATGAACAATCAAATGTGCAAAGGTGACGGCTGTCTATTATCGCTTAAATGCAAGCGGTTTGTTACGGATGAAACTAAACCTATGTTTGTGTTCACGGACGCTCCATATCGCGTTATAAACAACGAAACTAAATGTGATTACTTTATAAACCAAGACAATGAAAAAGGAAGAACTGGAAGCGATGACGTTGGAGGAGTTGAAGAAGAAAAACAAACAACTTGAAAAAGATTTAAAGATGGTTGCTAACGAAATGATTAAGCGGTTGCAAAGATGAATTTCACTATTGACCTTTTCAAATGGAAATCTTTTCGGCTACCTAAAACCATTTACCGTAAAATGGGAAAGCATCAAGCATTAGGCTTGTTTATGGGTAACGAAATACATATTGATAGCAGTTTAAAAGGTAAGAAAGAAATGGAAATACACCTCCATGAATTAAGCCATTACGCCCGTCCCGATTTTACAGAAGATGAAGTTAGGGAGTTAAGCCGAAAGTTTACCGATTATCTTTGGCGCGAGGGATATCGCAAAGCAGACAACGAAGATTAATACTTTGAACAAAATTCATACTATTTGTTTAAACTATTTACCGTTATCAATTATCAGCGTAAAAAAATAATTCAAGTCCTCGTAAAATTCAAACTCAAATTCTGTCAAGTCTGCTTCAGGTTGATTCGGCATTGGTGGATATTCGGGTATCATACAACTAAGTTAATAAACTTTTGTAAGATTCTAATTTTTCAATCAACTCAAATCTATTCCACTTGTGAGCCGTTTTATTTGTTTGCTCTAATTGTAAAACATTTTCTTCGCCTATCTTTTCTACTAAGTGCGTCCGGTAGTGAATTAAGTTACCACTTAAAAAAAGGTTGCATCTTACACATTGACCGTTAGTATTGTTTTCATTGAATCTAAGCGCGGAATGATGACCTTGTGATAAGTAGTGACCTGCGTTTTCTACCCGTCCTTTTTGACAGGATATACAAGGTTTATCACTATCCCTTTGGCGAATGTATTTATTGAATGTTTGTTGGCAGATTTTGAGTAATTGCGGAACTGTTTTTTTGTTGTATTTCTGAATGAGATTTGCGGATAATTCTGCCATGTTGCAAATTTAATTAACTATTTCACTATAAAACGGCACTTTTCTTCGTTTGCTGTCAAATGTATCGCCATTGGTAAAACCTGCTTTTTAACAATTTTCTTTTAAAATACTTTTGAAAATGTTTTTTTATTCAAAATATAAAAACATATATTTGCATACGCTTAGAAATTATAAGCGCAACCAAAAAGAACGGGCGCGTTACGCAAAACAAAATGAAAATTCAAATTGAAAAAAAGATTGAAGTAAACACAGACAGAAATTTTGATGGCTTTAATCTTATAATAAGAAAAGCACTTGAATGTTCAAGTATAGAAGATTTTAGAAATGTTCAATTCCCTGTTTGGTTATCTTCTGACTTCTTTATTTACACAGCAGGTTCACATATTGCAGTTCACGAAATTTTACCAAACAAAGAAAAATCTGAAAGGCTTTTATTTATAACTGCCTAACCTTTCTTTTTGTGCGCTCGGTGACCGCTACACCGTAATTTAAACCAAACCAACCAACATGAAAGCAATACAGAAACACGAAATCATAAAGAGAATTGAATCCATTACAAATCATCAAATTTCAAACTCTATATTACTATTTTCAAATGGTAAAAATAAAACCTGTGAATATTATGATTGCGAAACTTCAAAGTATATGAGATGCACTATTAAACATTCTTATTTTCCAAGCAATTTCAGAGAGCATATATGAAATTATATAGATTATACAAGCAATTACTATGCTTCCATAATTGGATAAAATACCCACACACAAACATTTTATGGTGTAGTAAATGCAATAAAGAGATAAGATACTCCAATGTAAAATAATTTAAAACCAAACCAACCAACATGAAACACTTTGAACTATCACTTCCAAAAGCAGTTTACTTCGGTAGCTACGAATTTATTGACGGCAAACTATTCATTGACGATGTTCACACCTTTGATTCGGACGAGCAAAGAATAGAAATTGACAGCCTCAACGATGCGGAAATATTCCAACGTATTTACTCGCTTGTCGAAAAAGATAAATGCGATGAGATAAAAGAAGAACGCGAACAGATATTGGCAGAACGCCAAAGCAGACTAACACATTTTTAAACCAAACCAAAATAAATAACAATGCTACCAGTTAAAACTATCCAACCCGATTACCGCCACGAAACATTCGACCAATGGATTCGCTACATTACCCTAACCCGCTTTGAAGTTGAAAACAAGAACACTTTGAACGCAGCGTTTGATTTAATTTTTAAACCACTAAATATTCAACCATGACACACAACTTCACAACAAAATCAGTAAAGCAACTAATATTTCTAAGAGGTGACCTTTTAAATACGGTTAAATGGCAACCGGTATTATCTGAGCCGTGTAATAACACTATCGCTCAAATCAATTCAGAATTACTTTCACGCGGTATAAAAAATCTAAGATGAAAACACTACTTCGCCATCTAACCACATTAAACAAATACGACAAAGCATTGATACTTCTTTCGCTGTCTGCGGTTGGTTTAATTTACCTTTTAATACATACTTTATGAAATCAATAATAAGCCCATACATTTACGCAGGGTTATCAAAACCAAAAGAAGAACTTGAAGCAGATTCAATAATGCTTAAAGTATGTAAGCACTTTGGAATAAGTGTTGATACATTACGTTCCAAATGTAGAGAGCGTGAATATGTTATGGCGCGTTGCTACTACATTCACATACTAACTACATTTAAACATACAACGTTGCACCGTATAGCCGATTCAATTAACCGCGACCATAGCAGTATCATTCATTTGCGCGATAAGTTTAAAAGCGAGTTAGAAATATACGAGGACGCTCGCATACCTTACAAAAAGTTTTTAGAGGATATTAACTGGAGTTGGGCAATGGCAATAAAATAAATATTGATAAAAAGTAAACATATTCAAAAACTATTATAAATTTGCAGCATGAAAAGAAAGAAAGGCAGCGGAGGTAAACGAAAAGGAGCAGGGCGAAAGTTAGAATACGGAACTGCACTAACTGAAACAATTAGCATCAGAGTTTCGTTAAAACACAAGGAAGCAATTAAAAAGCATATAAAAGAATTTTCTCATAACTATCACTTAAACAACCAAACAAAATGAAAGTAACAATGTTAGTAACCACACCGCAAGAAGTAGAAATTGAATTTCCATTCTTCTTCAAATCATCAGGCTATTACGCTATGATAAATGAAAACTGTGCAATCAGTATTTACGATACTATTAGTATGTATAAACATGCAAGTTCTATCGCTCAAAACATTGACGGCTCGCATGAAGTAATAACTGCGGAGGAGTTCACCCGCGTTTATGATTCTAAAATAGAAGAACTACAACAACTTAAATCACAATTTTTCACTAAATAAAAACAAAACAACATGGCAGACTACATCAGCATGAACGGGAAAGAAAGCAAATACGGAATTAAGTTATCCGGCAACGCTAACAAAGTAATTGAAGAAATTAAGAAACACACAAACGAAAAAGGTTATTTCAATTTCGAGTTACTGAAAAGAAAAGAAGCTGGAAAGTATGGCGAAACTCACTATGTAAAAGTAGATGATTGGAAACCTACACCGAAAGAAGAAACACCAACTACAACTAAACCGGATTCAGATTTACCATTCTAAAATTTAAAACCAAACCAAATGAAACTATACCAAAAACTACTTACTATCCAACAAAAGATAAACGGATTGGGTAAGGACAAATCGGCAAACAATTACAGATACGTTACAGGGGATAAGGTTCTCGGTGAGATTAAGCCACTAATGAACGAACTTGGATTGTTACTAAAACAGGAAGTCTTATCAATAGAAAACACGCGCCAAGATTACACGCTCAAAAGCGGAACAAATAAGTCCGAAATACTTTCTAAACTGTCAATGCGCTTCACTTGGATTGACTGCGAAACAGGCGAAAAAGATGAAAACCTATTTGGCGCAAACGGTCAGAATGATTGGGATAAGGGTGTAGGTTCTGCGCTAACTTATGCAGAGCGTTACTTCTTGCTTAAATATTTTCACATTGCAACAGATGAAGATGATATTGATAACCCAGATAGAAAGCCAGAAGAAAAGCCGGTAGTGAAAGCCGAACCAACTAAGAAAGAAAAAGAAGTATTGGTAAAGGGTAGTGAGCGTTGGGGCAAAGTAGTAAACGCATTTCTAAAAGGAATTACCACAATCGAACAGGTAAAAGAAAATTTAAAAGTATCACCTGAATTAGAAGCTGAATTACTTTCCTTAACTAAAACAACCAACAAAACAGCATGAAAACACTTTATGAAATTAGTGAAACACAACTCGCTATACTTGGAGATATTGAACTAAACGATGGCGAAATTACAACCGAGATTCAAAGTCGTATTGATTTGCTCGCTGAAAACTTTGAAGAAAAAGCTATTGCTTACGGCTATGTAATTAAGCAATACGAGGGCGAAGAAACGCTGATTGACGCTGAAATAAAACGATTGCAAGAACTTAAAAAGAAATCTGCCAAAGTTAGCGACTACCTGAAAGAAAGAATTTCAGCAGCCATGATTGAATTCGGTTTAACTGAAATTAAAACACCTACACTAAAGCTATCGTTTAGAAAATCGGAGGCGGTGGAAGTGGTGGATGAAAGTTTGTTGGCGCAACAATTCTTCAACTACAAACCTACGATTGACAAAACAGCTATTAAAGCCGCTATTAAAGCAGGTGAAGAAGTAGCCGGTGCGCGAATTGTAAGCAACTTAAATCTTCAGCTAAAGTGAAAATAGCAACCACCGGCTACACCAAAGACGGCAATGTTTTCTTTCGCAATCAAAAGCAGATTTCTAAAGATATTCTGCAAAGCGGTTGGACTGAATTTGATGTTACGATTGAAAAGAAATCAAAACACAGGAGCACTCAACAGAATCGTTGGTGGTGGAGTTGCGTTACTATCCTGTCAAATCATTTAGGGTATTCAAAAGACCAAATGCACGAAATCTGCAAATACAAGTTTCTCAAAAGAGAATTGGTAGACGAAAAGACAGGCGAAGTGTTTGAGTATCTAAAATCAACAACGGACTTAACTACAACCGAATTTAGCGTCTTAATAGAATCTTTAATACAATGGAGCGCGGAAACATTCAACTGCGTTCTACCTTACCCGAATGAGCAAATAACACTATTATAATTTTTTCATGGGTTTGGTTTGGGGCGGAGTGGTTGCCGCCCCTTTTTTAACCCTCAAACAAATAACATGGGACGCGAAAAAGGATTTATAGCATACAACAGATACACCGAAGATGTGGAGCAGTTGGTTAAACGCGAACTGGAATCGGGTAAATCATACCGTAAAATACATTCAGAACATGGCATATCGCAACCGGCTATCAGGCGAATAAAAGAAAGGCTAAATATTGTTCAACCTATGAAAGAATTAAAGCCAAAAGCAGTAGCCGAAAAAGTAAAAGTAAAAGAGTTTAACCGCGAATCTTCGCACGTAACTTTTAGCCATATAAAATGGGGAGATAGTTTTATTTACGATTCTTTTTAATATTGTTTGCAAATTCAAAACCTTTATTATTTTTGCCTTAACTAAACCAAATAACTATGAATGAAGAATTAAAACAATTACTCACTACGCAATTAAACAGCGTAGACGATTTACAGGAAAAGGTAAGTTTAATAAACGACTTGCGTGAACTAATACACATTCATTCTCCATTTAAAAACGAGCCTGTTGATTATGTTAAATGGGTATTGGCAGAAAATGTAGTTGCCAATGATTACAACCCAAACAAAGTTGCACCGCCCGAAATGGAGCTACTCGAAGTTTCTATTATGAATGATGGATATACTCAACCGGTAGTAACATTTCCAAATGGAGATAAAATAGAAGTTGTTGACGGCTTCCACAGAACGCGAGTAAGCAAAGAATCTAAAATAGTTAGACAGCGTGTAATGGGATATACGCCAACTGTTATAATCCGCAAAGAGCAAAGCAATAAGAATGACCGTATTGCTTCTACTATTCGCCATAATCGCGCAAGAGGTAAGCATCAGGTAGATGCAATGAGCGAAATTATTTTAGAGTTAAAGAATCGCAACTGGAAAAATGAAAGAATTGCGCGTGAGTTAGGAATGGATGAAGAAGAAATTTTGCGCCTTTGTCAAATTACAGGTTTGCAAGATATTTTCAAAGATGATGACTTTAGCAAGTCATGGGAATCTTCTGATTCAATCGCTACATACGAACCACTAACCGACCAATTAACAGATGAAGAAGTAGAAAATTATCGCACTATAAACACGGACGACCCCGATAGAATTTTTCACACGTTTGAAAAATGGGAATGCCACAAGGCTGGATTTTATGGCTCTAAAAAAGACGGCATGAGTGCTGAACAATGCGAACAAGAATACGCTAACTATCTTTCAAATGATGAATTATTTAAAACAGGTTTACAAGGTGTTTTAGATGCATGGATAAATTCATGCGAACATTATTTGACTAATAAGGCAATGAATAGAATTGCTTGGTTAGGTCAAGCGGCTATGTGTTTTTCTACAGGAATACCATCTAAGTTTTGTGCAGGATTTAATTTACTTACACAGGAGCAACAAGAACACGCGAATGAAGTTGCATTAGAGTATCTGAATAAGTGGAGAGAAAAATATAACCGCGAACCGCTAACAATGGACGAGGCATTATCAATAGGTAGACAAGTAAATATTTACTAAGATGGCAACTAAACTATATAACGAAAAGACGGTATTGTATGCTTCACAGGAACGCATATCAAACGCATTTGATAATTTCGAAAGAATATATATTTCTTTTTCGGGCGGCAAAGACAGTAGTGTTATGTCGCACCTTGTTTTGGCAGAAGCAAAGAAACGGAATAGAAAAGTAGGCTTTTTAATTATTGATTTAGAGGCACAATACAACGATACAATTACTCACATCGAACACATGTGTGAAATGTATAAAGATAACATTGATTTGCATTGGGTGTGTGCTGAATTGCTACTAAGAAACGCGGTAAGCAATTACGAACCAAGATGGACTTGTTGGGATGAAAGCAAAAAAGATGTTTGGGTAAGAGAAAAGCCAAAGTTAGCAAGCGACTTAACTCAATATGATTTCTACCAACCAAAAATGGAGTTTGAGGAGTTTATGGTAATATTTGGTGAGTGGTATTCGCAAGGTCAAACAACGGCTGCGTTTATAGGAATACGAGCAGATGAATCATTGCACCGGTATCGCGCAATTACTTCGCGCAAAGATGGACTTATGTTTAATAACTGGAAGTGGTCAACCAAAGTTTCATCAAAGCTATTTAATCTTTATCCTATTTACGATTGGAGAACGGAGGATATTTGGGTATTTCACGGAAAGTTTAAAGAGTTGCCACATAATAAAGTTTACGACAAAATGATGATGGCAGGTGTAAAGATTAGCCAACAGAGATTGTGCCAACCGTATGGAGATGACCAAAGGCGCGGCTTGTGGCTTTATCATATAATTGAACCCGATACATGGTATAAGTTAATAGCAAGAGTAAACGGTGTAAATAGTGGAGCATTGTATGTGCAGGAGAATGGAAATGTAAGCGGGTATAATAAAATATTTAAGCCCGATGGACACACATGGCAATCATTCTGCAATCTTCTTTTATCAACTATGCCACACAAAACAAGTTTACATTATCGTGAACGGTTTAAAAAGTTTATAAAAGGTTGGCAGGATAGAGGCTACTTAGTTATACCGGACGAAGCACCCGAAGATTTAGAAAGTAAATGTTGGGTTCCATCATGGAGAAGAATGTGCAAAGTAATGTTGCGAAATGATTACTGGTGTAAAGGCTTAGGGCAAACGCAACCGCTATCAGATGCCTATGGAAAATTTAAGGAGATTAAAAATAAACGTAAACTCGAAAAACAAATACAATGATAGACAACAAACCAACCGTAACAGAATTACTAAACATCCTAAATAAGCCCGCACTAATGAAGTGGGCGAATAAAATAGGACTGCAAGGAATCGCGCTCGATGAATATTACGAAAAGTCAAAGAAAGCAGGAACTTCACTACATAAGCAGATTGAAGAATATCTATTGCATGGAGTTCAATTTGAAAACAACCATGTGCAATTAGCGTTTCAACAATTTCAGCAGGATAAAGTTTTTAAAGAGATTGAAGCCAATATTGAAACGGAGCATTTTAGAGGTCGTTTAGACGCAAAGATTATTTATAAGGATAATCTATACCTATGCGACTTTAAGAGCAATGACGGTATTTATTTGGAGCAAAAATTACAACTTACTGCATATCGCATGTCTGACCGTAATTGCAAAATTGCAATAGTTAAGATACCAGAGTTTACTTTTAGAGAAGTTATCATAACAGATTACAAGCCTTATGAGGAATTGATAATTGAACTTTCTAAAATTTACTATCTTTTGAAGTTAGTAAAATAACTCCCTCATTTAAAAACTAATTACTATATTTGCCACGCGTATCCGTATGAAATCATTTAAAAACAATCCCGACCACTTACATTGCCATAGCGCGTTCAGCGCAACGGATACGCCTTTGTATTTGGTTCGGGTAGTTTTTTATGGCTGAAAATAAAAAAGGGTTTGTGTTATACGCAGACCTTATACACACTATTGAAAAGTTACCAAGCGATAAAGCAGGTGATTTGTTTAAGCACATTTTAAGATACGTGAACGACTTAAATCCATTAACCGATGATATGATAGTTGATTTGGTATTTGAGCCTATAAAACAACAGCTAAAAAGAGATTTGGTAAAGTGGGAAGAATTTAGAATTAAGCAAAGTGAAAACGGCAAATTAGGTGGCAGACCCAAAAAAGATATGCCTTTAATTCTAAACCCAAAAAACCCAAGCCTTATTTTGGAAAGCCAAAAAAGCCTTAAAGTAACAGTAACAGATACAGTTAAAGATAAAGTAATAGTAAAAGATATTAAAAAGAATACATACACACCACCGACTTTAGAACTTGTTAAACTTTACTTTATTGAAAACGGTTATTCTGAAACATCTGCAAACAAAGCCTATGAATATTATAACTCTGCTAATTGGCATGATTCAAACGGTAAGCAGGTAAAGAACTGGAAACAAAAAATGCAGGGGGTTTGGTTTAAGGATGAAAACAAAACTACTATTGCACCAACCGTAAAAATTAAAGTGCCGGAAGATTTCTATACTCAATCGGAATATGAAGAATACTGCAAAAAGAATAATCTTGTTTCACAATGGAAACCAATGGTATGGTAAATAGCACATTAGTTTCAATGTTCGCGTCTGTGAAAGGTTTTCCAACAGCGCACTTGGTTACACTTGAAAAAGTATTTGACCGCATACGCTCAGAGAAGTGTATGCCAACAGTTGAACAAGTTAGGGCGCAACCAAGTAAAGACTTGGCAGATGAAATAAAACGCACACTTCCAGTTATTTGTTTTAGTGGTGAGTTTAACGGAACAAGGCACTCAGCTAACTTTGTAAAGCATTCGGGCTTAATTGTTTTGGACTTCGATAAAATGACAGCCGATGAAATGGAGATGCGTAAAGAATACCTATGTAAGCAGCCGTATGTAGTTGCGGTATTCACTTCTCCCTCCGGCAACGGCTTGAAATGTGTGGTAAGAATATCAAATGGCGAAAAGCACGATGGGCACTATCTGGCACTCCTAAAAGAGTTTCCAGATGCTGACCCGTCAACAAAGGATATTGCGCGGGCTTGTTTCGATTGTGCCGATAAAGACATTTACATAAATTACAAAGCTAAAGCATACACCAAAATAATTGAGATTGAGCGTGAAAAGATATTTGTTAAAAGCAACTTCGCAAAAGGCGAAAACCCGATTAGCAAGATTGAAAAGTGGTTAGATAAAAAAAGAACTTACTATGCTTCAGGTTCACGAAACAACTTTATTTTCGTTTTAGCGTCTGCCTGTTGCAGAGTAGGGGTGGAAGAAGAAGAAACCGCAAACCACATACGGTCAAGCTATCTTTCAAATGATACTGATTTCAGCATAAAAGAAATGTTAGACGCTGTAAAGTCTGCTTACAACCGTAACACATTTGCCTCCGCTGAATTTAGCAACGATGCAATAGTTGAAAAATCAACCGCCAAAGAAATAGAAATTGATTTAGCAGCAGATGTTGCCGATGTAATATACGGCATGTCTTGTATTTCCGATGCTATAAACCTTTATCATAACGGTTATGAATCAGCAGAAAGCACCGGCATAAAACCAATAGACAGGATATTCAAATGGAAAAGGGGCGAATTAACTTTACTAAGCGGAATAGGTAACTTTGGTAAAAGTGAAATGCTGAACTTCTTAATGCTGAACAAGTCAGTAAAGGACGGCACTAAATGGGGTATATTTTCACCAGAAAATAACCCTGCACATGAATTTTACCACCACCTCACAGAAGTAACCATTGGGGCGAATTGCACTCCATTTATGCAGGACGGTAGCCATAACTATGATAAACCTCCGTTAGATACTTATGAATCTATTTACGCCTTTGTTAGCCAACACTTCTTTTACATTTACCCTAAAGACTTAGCACCTACACCTGAATACATCGGTTCACGCTTTTTAGAATTGATACTCAAAGAAAAGATTAGCGGCTGTGTTATTGACCCTTTCAATCAAATGTCAAATGATTACGGAAGTAGGGATGATAAATACCTTGAAACATTCCTAAGCGAATGCACAAGGTTTGCAGTAAAGAATAATGTTTACTATGTGATAGTTGCTCACCCTCACAAACTCCAAAAGGACAAAGACACAAAAGCCTATCCCTGCCCCGATGTGTTTGATTTAGCCGGTGGCGCAATGTGGAACAACAAAGCCGATAACATTTTAGTTTACCACCGTCCAAACCACCACACAGACCCAACAGACAGACTTTGCGAATTACACTCAAAGAAAATAAGGAGGCAAAAGATAGTAGGGGAAAAAGGTGTAGAACAATTCGACTACGATAAACGGAGGCGCAGGTTTGTATTTGATGATTACCCTTTGCAAAAGTTTTTGGAAAAGAATCAAATTGAGATTAGAGAATTTAACACAAGAGATTTTACCGAACCTAAAAAAAGCGAAGATGATGCACCCTTTTAACCCAGACATTCAGAAATTTAGTAACCTTGAGCAAAATACGTTTTGATGATGGCAAGAATACTAATAGCGTGTGAAGAAAGCCAAGCAGTTTGCAAAGAGTTTAGACTTTTAGGGCATGAAGCATATTCATGTGATATACAAGAATGCAGCGGAGGGCATCCCGAATGGCACATACAAGGCGATGCAGTTGTAGAAGCGTATAGTGGAAAATATGATTTAATGATTGCTCACCCACCATGCACTTTTATGAGCAAAGCAGGTGCAAGATGGATGTATAAAACGGCAGGAAATTTAGATAGTAAAAGATTAGAAAAAGCGTTAAAGGCAAAAGAGTTTTTTGGCAAACTATTAACCGCGCCTATTAAACACATTGCAATAGAAAATCCTGTTCCGCTTAAAATAGTAGGCTTGCCAACACATACTCAAGAAATACAACCTTATTATTTTGGTGACCCATTTAGTAAAAAAACATTGTTATGGCTAAAGAATTTACCTAAACTAATTCATAGTGAATATGTTGACCTGTTTAACGATAAAACACACTCAGATAACTATGTTTGCTATTTACCATCAAATACTGGAGGTGCAAAAAGAGGTCAAAAAGCAACAAAAGGGTATTCTAAAAATAGTAAACAACATTCTAAAACCTTTCAAGGCATAGCAAAGGCAATGGCTACTCAATGGAGCGAATATATAAATCAGAAAAATGCCTAAACTCTACCAAACCAAAGACGGCTTCAACTTAGTAACCTCCGATAAGCGATTATATTTTATATTTGAAACCTCAAAAGGCTTTTGCAGTCAGCTAAAAGGAATTGTAAGTGATAACTTTAAAGGCGGGAGGTTGGTGAAGAAGATACCCGATAAACTAAAGCCGATGTTTTTCAAACTGCAAAAGGAAAATTAGTTATATTTGTATTAAATAAATACAGAATAATGCCTTTTGAAAAAGGACATAAGTTGGCTAAAGGTCGCCCTAAAGGTTCTCAAAACGAATTTACCAAGCAAATGAAAACAGTAAAGGAAACTGTGCTGAATGTTTTTAATGAGTTACAGGATGACCCTAAAACAGAATTAAAACAATTCGCTAAAGAGTTTCCTCGTGAGTTTCATGCGATAGCGGCAAAGTTGATACCTACGGAAGTGAGCGCACAAATATCAAGCGATGGAATTGCTAATTTGATAATCTCTCCAGCGTCAACACGCAAAGATGAACAGCAGTCAGATACTAATCAATGATGTTTACATTCCGTATTTAAGTAATACTAAACGCTATCTTCATTTGTGGGGCGGTTCGGGAAGTGGGAAAAGTGTATTTGCGGCTCAAAAGGTTATTATACGTTTAAAGACTGAAAAGCCACATCGTATTCTTTGCATTAGAAAAGTAGCTAATACTTTGCGCTCCTCCGTTTATCAGTTACTACGAGATACTATTGATGATATGGGTCTAACTGCTGAATTTACTATCAATAAATCAGAAATGAGGTTTATACACATTTCGGGTAATGAAATATTGTTAGCAGGTTTAGATGATGTTGAAAAATTAAAGTCAATAGCCGGTATTACAAGCATTTGGATAGAAGAAGCAACTGAATTATTAGCAAGTGACTTTGACCAGTTAGATTTACGTCTAAGAGGCGAAACTCCACATTATAAGCAAATCATGTTTACTTATAACCCAATAAGTGAACGGCATTGGCTAAAAAGTAGATTTCATGATTCACCTTTACCTGAATTTGACTGTTTAAGAACTACGTTTCAAGATAACCACTTTATTGACGCTGAATATCGAAAGGTATTAGAGAATAAAGCAATGAGCGACCCAAACCTTTATAAAATCTACTTTAAAGGGGAGTGGGGAGTTGAAAATAAAGAAGGTAAATTCTGTTGGGCTTTTGATGATAGTCAAGTCAAACCTACTACATGGGATAATCAAAGAACTACATGGGCTACATTTGACTTTAACGTTAATCCTATGACCTGCACAGTTGTTCAGGTGTTACACGAAATACAAACTGTTAGGGCTATTGAATCAATTAAGTTGGATAACTCAAACGTTTATGAGATGTGCGATAGGTTACTTGCAAGTTATCCAGATTCACTTTGGATGGTTACTGGTGATGCTTCGGGTAATTCACATTCGGCAATGGTAAAAGATTCACTTACTTACTATAAAATAATTCAGTCGCAAATGAATTTGAGTATGCAACAAATGCAAGTGCCAACAGTAAACCCACGTATTGAGGATAATAAAATATTTGTAAACGCAGTTCACAAGAATTGGAATGTAGAAATTGACCCTGATAAATGTAAGCCACTAATATATGATTTACAGTATGTTGAGGTTGATTTCGATGGTAAAATTATTAAAGACAGGTCAAATACTAAACGCTTTTCTGACTTCTTGGACGGATGGAGGTATGTATTAAATATAGCGGTAAAACCTTTTTTTAGAATCTAATTTATTTTACTTAAATTTGCACGATATGAATTTACTCGAATCATGTTCTGAATGTTATAAGTTTAGTCTATCTCAATTTCCAGATTCAATACAAATTGTTGGCGGTTTAGAAGCTAATACCAATTATTACATTTGGATAACTGATAAGTTCAATAATATATTTTGCACCGATGCGATTGAAACGGATGCGGATGGTTCGATAACTATTGACGGCACAAACATTACTAATCTGCCAACAGGGTTATTCTGTAAAGATGCGGGTGATTTTAAGTTTGAGGCTAAAGCAGTTGATGTTTATTATTCAGGCGTAACACAATTTACTTTTAGCGGTGTTACTTATGATTGCATTTGGGTTAGTTTCTTATTCAATAATTCACCTGTAAATGTGATACTGTAATGGAGTTACTAATATTCTGTTTACAGGTATCTTTAGCATGTTTAGCTATTCACGTTTCTATTGCACAT